ATCCATACTTGTGATAACATTGGTATTGTATCTTGTCTACCATATCTAACTACTTCATGTTCATCAATGTCAAATGCTAATACCTCATACTCAGCATCATGAAATTTCTTTACTTTAAGTAAGTTTTTAGTACGTTTACCTTCATAACCTACATCTTTACGTAACATCAATCCCTCCCAATTATCTTTACACTCAACTTCATGCCAAAATTTAAAATGATCTTCATCTCTTATTAAATATTGATCAGTGTAACGTAAGATATCATTTTTACTTCTTATCATTGGATTGTCTAAATTATTTAAAATCCAAGATCTTAATGTATATAATCTTTTTGTTAATGATGTATCACCCTTTTCATTATTAAATTCTGATTTATGAAGCATATCAAACATCATAAATATAGGATTTTTAATTTGGTGGTCTTTACGTCTTAATTGTTTCATTACTCCTTGAAAATCTTCATCACCATTTTCATCCATTAAACAAATTTCACCATCAAATACATGATTAATAATGCCTGTAGCTTCAATTGCTTCTTTAACTTTATTTAATGTTGTGAATTCTTTACCCATTCTACTATAAAGCTTACAATTACCATTTTCATCAGTAATAGCCAAACAACGAACACCATCTAATTTTCTTGAAACCCACCACCTATCATTCCATTCACATTTTCCTTCATAATTTTGGGCTAATGCAACCTTAAATGTAGGAATTAAACCTGGGACTGCTTTATTAATTGTAGAGGCACCAACCCTAATATCTAAATCCTTATCTATAATTTTGTATATTATTTGTCCATAAAAATCAACAAACCCATTTATTACACCAATTGCTTTATGTCCTGTAAATTCTCTTCTTGTTAATGAATTTAATAATTTAAAAATATCACCATCCATAAAATCAAATACAGCTTTATCAAGCAAGTCATTATTTTTTTTACACGTTTTACCTGTAACATTATATTGTTTGTAGGGGTTATATGTAGCTTCAAGTACCTTGTGTATAAACGCACTACTACGCGTTATAATCGCAATTTTATCGGTAGCACTACTAGTACTTCTCATTTCATTTATAAATTCTTGTAATTCTTTCATAACTTTTATTTTTGATTAATTTTCATTTCTTTTACGTGTTTACAATTACCACTTGATCTCCAATAACCAGGACATGAGCAATGGTACTTTCCAGATTCTGGGTAGTAATTAGTTGTATATTCTCCTAATCCACTACTACTAGTACTAATTTTAGTTATTGTTTTTGATTCTAGTGTTTTTTTAATTTTAGGTTTTATCCAATTTATATCATCTAATGTAGTTTCAGGCAATACTTCTTGCCATATAGGTACAATATATTTTTTACCTCCAATATTTGCTAATGAGGGTGACATATGATGTTCATAATCATATTTAAATAATTTAAAAGAAACAAACGGACCAAATCCTTTTGGATTAATATTTAAATTACTTTTTTCTTGGTAAAATCTTCTAGTTCGAAGATTACCATATTTATTTAAATTTGAAAATTCTACTATTGGCATAACTTTTATTTATATGAGTTTGGTGAAGGCATTCCTGAGTAATGGCACCAATTATCTTCTTTTAATTTTTTAAATGTATCTACAAATCCTCGATCCCATTCATTACGTAATTCAACATCATTATCTATCATTAATTGAGCTATGTTTACACCAGTATCACCTCTAAATTTAGGCTTCCACCCAGATGCTTGTAATCTTTTTTGTTCTTCTAATATTAACTCTATCATTTTTATAACCTTTATTTGTTGTTTTCCGGCGTTTTGCCTTATTTACATGGTAAATATACGAAAGATATTTCAGGTATCCAAGCATTTTTGCGGGAAAATTAAAAAGACGTCCTTAGGACGCCTTTCTAACTGATATGTTTATGTTATTACTTCTTTGTAAAGAAAGATGCAATAAGAACTAAAACAACTAAACCTACAAATCCACCATTACCTAATGAACTTACAAGAGCTGTAAGGTTAGTTACAACATCAAAATTGAATATTGCACCACCTGTTAACACGTACCATAAGATTGTTACTGGAACAAACGCTAAAAATAACGCGCTTAAACCACCTAAAAATCCATTTAAATAAGAAAATACTTTTTCCATTTTTTTAGTTTTTTAATTAATACTAGTTTAAAATTTAAGACCTACGCCTAACAATAAGTTAGTCGTTTTGTCACCTGAATTATAAACAACTTTAGGATCTACAAACACTCCTTTGTGAACAGTAAATAATTTACCAAGACCTACGCTTAGATTATCTGTTTCTAAGTTAGGACATGATGCATATACAAAAAGATCATGACCACCTAATGTCACAAAATATCTTGCGTGTACATCGATAACTTGATCAACAGTTGAATCAGCTTGAGATAAGTTTAAACCTACCATTAACTTATTTGTTATACCATACCCAACTGTTGGGCTTATAGACCATTCAGTCCATGCTGTGTTAGAAATGTCACCTGTACCTACGTAGAAGTCACCTTTCTCCTGTGCGTTTACTCCAAGTACTAATCCTAGTCCTAAAGCTAAACTCAAAATCATTTTTTTCATTTTTTTGATTTTAATTAATAAATAATATGTAAGACTATCTTACATATGTTAATATATGGGATTATCCCACATATGCTGTTAATACTTTTTTGGGGAAAACGTAGCGAATGCCACTTTTGTGTGGCATTACTAACATTTTATCCAAATGTATTCATATAATATACAAAATTAAATTTGTATAACCACACTAAATTAAAAAACTTACGCAATTGTGAACAACACGTAGTTCATAACTTCAGTTCATTAATCTTTTAAATTGTTCTTTTAGAGTTTCACCTCTCCAATTTTTACTTTCTTCAAATGCTCCAGATGCTGATTCTCTTTCAATAGAACTATCTCCTGCTGCTGCATCACTAACATCAAATTCTACATTATCTTCTTCTCTTACATATTCTGTGTTAACTGACATAAACTCATCAAATTCATCAAGTATATCATCAGTATCAGCTGCATTTATAATATCTTCATAGTGTGTATTAATAAAAGATTTAGCTATATCAGCATCTACACCTCTTTTACCTACAATAAGTTTTATTATCATTCCTTCTACTTCTTCTTTATCATCATAAGGATCTAATCTATAATCTATATTTTCTTTTTTCATATCTTTAAATTCTTCATCGTAATCAATTGCTTTATCTAACCTTTTTTTCTGGAACTTATCATGATATTTTTTATCCTCTTTATCGATTGCTTTATCTTCATTTGTATAATAGTCGTGGTCTATCCTTATATCACCGGGATCATCATGCATTTCTTCTTTTTCTTTATCTAACATCATTTTAATTAATGATATTTTATCTTTATCATCTTGAGTTAGTCTATCCATTGCTTGAGCTCTATCAAATTCTTTATCTTTATCTCTTCTTTTATCCATTATTATTTTGTTTTATACCAAACTGCTGATATTTTAATTCCATTAATATTATTAATTAGTACTTCCTTTTTAATTTCCTCTTCATTTAAAAGACTTTTATCCCAATATTTAGGATTTTTAGAATTTAATTTTCTTTTTTTAGCCACTAGTACGTATATTCAGAACCTTCATCCATTGTTGAATCCATTGAATTATCTGGTGCGTCATGTGGTTCAGTATTATACTCATCAACAATTTCTTTTTTAACTCTTTCAGTTTTTATACCATTTACTTTATCTAATTGTTTTTCATACACTTTTTTAGATCTTTCTAAAAGTTTAATTTCTTTTTGCATTTCTTTAACTCTTTTTTTATCTATTAATTCAGATAAATTTTCATCTTCTTGAACCATATTGATTCTACTTTCTTTTTTCTGCATAGCTTCATCAATTGCTGCAATTTTAGCTTCTAAAGTATTTTTAGCTCCTTCTTTATCAATTTCAGCTAATTTTTTATCTAATTCTGATTTTTTACCTTCAGCGATAATACCCTCATTTAAATTACTATATTCACTTATTTTTACTTTTTTATACTTTGTAATTAATGATTTGATTTTTTTAGATTCAACAGAATCTATTCCACCTTTTAATATATCTTCTAAGTCCTCAATTAAATCAAATAAAGTTTTACCAGCATCAGCTTCATTGATTCCATTTTTAGCTTCGTAAGCTGCTTGTACGCTAGTTAATGTTGGTAAAGCTTCACCTGTTTTTCTAGTGTCAAAACCGGGGGAATTTTCGTTTAATAATGATTTCTTACTAACGAATTTTTTTAAGTCAAAGTTATCCATGTTTTTATATTTTGTTATAAATATGTAAAAATTAAGTTAAATTATATTTTTCTTGATATTGTTTAATAAGTAAAGATCCTACGCCAACTTCTAATATAATTGCATTTTTAGGTACACCTGGTAGTTTTTTAGCTGATGCAATATAATCAATATTTTCATTATTCCATATCTTTATTTTAGTTTTAGCATTTGAACGATTTGAAGTTTTAAAAACCATAACTACAGGCATTTTACCATATGCTTTTCCTTTTTCTATTTTTATTTTTTCATTTTTTTCATCTTTAGAAAAAAACTGTTCTACTTTATAAGCACCATTTTTAGATTTTTTATCATCAAAATGCCATACAGATCTTCCACCTAATTCTGGTTTTGATGGGTAATCAAAAAATTCTAATGTGTATTTTGTTTTGCGTTCAATATTTTCAGATGGTCTACCTCTCATAACTTTTATTTTTGTTTATGGGGTAAATATACAAAAAATTTTTTGCTAAACCAAATTAAGATTTAATATCATTAATTTGAGATTTATAAACTTCATATAAAGCAGTATTTCCACTCATTTTAGCTTCATGAGCTAAAGATTTTAATTTTTGCATTACTAATAAACGTTCATTATCATCAACAACCCCATCTTTATTTAAATCTAATTTATCATAATGTAAACCATCATTACCATTTTGACCTATAATATTTATCCTTTCTTCATCTTTATCTATTAATCTATTTTGACTCTCACTTGTAGCTAATTCAAAATCAGGAGATTGTTTTTTTGATTTAGGTTTTTGGTTTATAACTTCAACTTTAACTTCTGAAGGTTCATACATTTTAGGTAAAGGATAAGATTTATTAAACTCCATACCTTCAGGAACAGACATTTTTACTTTTTTAGATTGTCTTATTTTTATAGGTTTTGATATAAAAGAAGGTTTTTTTAGTTGTTCAAATGCAAAATTAGCAGCTACTACTAAAGCAATAGCTAAGGGATCAAACACAAATATAATAGTTAATAATAAATAATTAATAATTTGATCCATAGGTATTCCTGTTAAACCTGATAAATATTTTAAAGGACCTAATTCTCCTGTTATTTCATTATTTGTAGATACTTCAACTATTTCAGTTTCATATTTAAACAACTTTTCATTTAAATCATCTACTTTATTATTTATTGTAGTTTGTCTTTCAATTGCCTGATCTAATTGTTTTTCTAAAGCTCTACGTGTTGATGATGATGTGGTTGTAACTATATTACCTGATGTGTCTGTGTATTGTATTACATTGTTAGATAAACCAGTTCTTAAACTAGTTACAGACTTATTAATTGATGATTTTTCTTCATTATATACAAATAACTGTTCTTTAATATTATCTCTTTTTACTTCTATTAAAGTTATTTGTGCATCTATATTTCCGGACAATGATGCTGTTTTTTGATATGCTGCACTTAAAAATCCATAAATACCCATTGAAGTAATCAATATTAAAACAAAACAAGCTATAGATAAATACCATTTTAAAATTTTAGGTAAGGTTTTTCTATATTGATATAATAAAGATGCTATAACTAGTTTAGCAATTTCTAATGATGCAGCCATTACTATAACTGCAAATGCAGCTCCTGCAAATAATTTACTTAAACCACTAACAGAATAAAATGCTGCTGATAATGATACTGATAGTGCTGAGAGTGTTATTATTAGGGGAAATAGTCTTACTTGAATATTTTTCCACATAACTTAAATTTTAATTAAACAATATCTTTAGACTCAATAAGAGTATAAGTAAATGAATTACCCCAAACATCTCTAGCTTGACGTAAAATTTTCATAAATACAGCAAAATCTTCATTTGAAGCAATTACTTGACAACCAGCAGACCATTTGTCAACTCGAGTTGATTTTCCTCCTGTTTTAGCTGTTGCTCTATGAATATTAATTCCAAAAATACCTTTTTCAATATCTTCTTCTAAACAATCATAAACCCCATCAGTATTATCATCACGATAGACTGAAAGAGGTTTAGCTTGTCTTAATGCTTCATATTTTCCTTGGTGTAAACCAATTTTATGAGAACTTCTATACTGTCCTGGTTTTAAAATTGCTACACCATTGGGGTTTAATAAATTTTCTACCCAATGTGTTCCAGGATCTGTTGTACATTTATAACAATGAAATTGCCATTCATTATTAATTTTATAGGATAAAGTTATACAATCATCAAAGGCATTAGTAACCCTATTTTTAGTTTTTGAATTTCTAACACCTATGATATTAACATCATAATCCCCACCAGTAAAGTATTTATAATCTTTACTAACCATTGTTTCTTCAATTTGTTCTCTTGTATAACAATTCATAATTTAAATTATTTTTTTGCAAATTTTTCTACTCCTGCTATTCCAAAACACCCAATTACAATCCAAGTAAAAGCATTATATATTGTTTCATTAATTACTAAATCTTTACCTGTATATCCAGTTAATAAATCCATTAAAGCAAATATACACATTATAATAAATGCTATAAAACCTACTATTGTTTTTTCATTCCATTCATTATTATCTTTAAATATTGACCACATAGTTTTTTATTTAATAATTAATATATTTAATATGTTATAATCTAGCATTATATTGTATCTTCTGCAGTTACTCTAATAGTTGATATTTTAAATGAACCTTGACAAAGGTCAGACCATTCTTTACAAGAAGCATCATCATATCTGTAAGCACCATTTGGATCTGGGGAATAACCTTGCCAATATGAAGCAACTATTTTCCATCCATTTTCCATGTCTTCTTTTAAACCATCTAAACTAACTAATTTACTTCCTTCCCCAGCTGTATTGTTTTTAAAATCATATACTACAACACTATTACTACCTTGAGTAAAAGTTGTTGTCATGTTAGTATAATCACTGTTAAATTCTGTTATTACATCAAACGGTAATGATGGGTCTATAGAAGAAGCATCAACTATACCAGTACCAGAAGATTTACTTTGATCCCAACAAACATTAGAAGATAATGAACCTAAAAAAGCATATTGGTAATTTTGTATTTTATTTATGTGTATTGTTGACTGAGTAGCTACATTACCATTAGTTTCTAAGAAATCTATTTCATCACAACAATCTGTGCAACCATCACCTGAATCACAATAATCATCTTGACTTTTTACCATATAAAAAGCAGCATTAACACCTCTTAAATCTTTTAAACCTGATATATCTACTGTAGCACTAATTTTTGATATATTTTTGTATCCTTTTATAGAACGTACTCTACCTGCATTAAATTCAATTTCATCATTTGATATTATAGGAGCTCCACTAGTACAACCTTTACTATAATCTTGTGTAAATGTAGGACTATATATTGCTGTTCCATCTTTTTCTACTGTACCTACTACAATTTCATTTTTTTCATTTTCACTGCCACATCCTATAAATAGAAGTGTTATTAATAGTATAAATATTTTTTTCATTTTTTATTGTTTAATTATTTTATTTATAAATCTTTTTTCTTGATAAATTATTATCACGTGATAAATACCAGAAGGAAAATTATTCATATCAATTCTTTTAATATTTTTCTCTTTTAATATTAATTCTCCTGTTATATTATACAATTCTACTTCAATATTTAAACGAGTATCAATGTTTACTATGTCTTGTGCTGGGTTAGGATAAACTCTTATACCTAATGTTGATAAATCTTCAAGTGAAGTAGGCCAACCTAACTCACAATAATTATACATTGATTGACAATTTACATCCCAATCATTTGTACAACAATAATTATCAACATCAATTACCCAAGCATAACATCCATCATTTAACCAATAAGGTATACCAGGTCCTCCATAACAACCAGCATCATATAAACAAGCTGTTGTATCTGAAACATTTGCTGTAGGATCATAATTATAAGCAGCTACGTCAGTACAACCTGAAATTGGTGTAACACACGACCCATCATCAAAACAAGCATCTGAATCATAATTTACTGCTGTTGGGTCAGTACAACCTCCTATATAACAACAAGAATTATCTAATGTGTTTGCTAATAAATTAAAATTAAGTGCTGTGTTATCAGTACAACCATAAATAAATGGAATGCAAGTTGCATTATCAGTATTTGCTAATGGGTCAAAATTAAACATAGTGGAATCAGTACAACCATATATTACAGGGATACATGAACCATTATCTGTGTTAGCTGCAGGATTATAATTAAATGCCATTACATCCATACAACCATATATAAATGGTATACAACTATTATCATCTGTATTTGCTAGAGGGTCATAGTTAAAGGCATTAGGATCTGTACAACCATATATCGGGTAAATACAACCTACATTTGTGTTTGCTAATGGGTCATAATTATAAGCTGTTGAATCTGTGCATCCATAAATGTATGGTACGCATGAACCATCATCTACATTAGCATTTATGTTAAAATTAAAAGCATTTGGGTCAGTACAACCTAAAATTGGATAAATACAACCTATATTTGTATTTGCTGATAAATCGTAATTAAGTGCAGTAGGATCTGTACAACCTAAAACTACAGGGACACATGAACCATCATCAGTATTTGCGTTAGGATCATAGTTAAAAGCACTTGGATCTGTACAACCTAAAATTGGGTAGATACAACCTATATTTACATTTGCTAACGAATCATAGTTTAAAGCTGTAGGGTCAGTACAACCTAAAACCTCAGGTACACATGAACCATCATCTGTGTTTGCATTTACATTAAAATTAAATGCAGTAGGATCTGTACAACCTAAAACAATAGGAATACATGAACCATTATTTGTATTAGCTAAAATATCATAGTTAAAAGCTAAAGGATCTGTACAACCAAATATTATTGGAATGCAACTTCCATCATCTGTATTTGCTGCTGGGTTGTAATTAAATTGTGTATCATCCATACAACCTAATATTACAGGTATACAAGATAAAGGATCATTTGTATTTGCTGTAGGGTTAAAATTAAATGCAGTTGAATCCATGCAACCTATTATTATAGGTTCACACGAACCATCATCTATATTTGCTAATGAGTCATAATTAAAAGCTAAATTATTTGTACAACCTAAAATAATTGGAGTACAAGTATCAGGCATATTAGCTAAACTATCATAATTTAATGCTGTAGGATCCATACAACCTAAAACTCCAGGTGTACAATAATTCCCACAATAAGGTACATTATTATATCTATAGGGAAATTGTAACATAGGATCTGTCCAAGGATTTGTTCCACCAGATAGTGTAGTATCACCTTCAGGACCTATTAAAAAGAATCCACATTGGTTAGCTGTTGTAGATGAATTACCAGGTGCAAAAAACATTAATTCAACTGGGCTTAAAGCACTTAAAGTAATTGTAAATGATTCTGAGTAACCATCGTTAGGACCCATCATAAAAGGACCTAATATTGTGGTATCTTGTAATATACCAACCCACGCTCCAAACCATCCATCTTCTGCTTCATCTGTAATTACTAAAGTATAATCACAACTAGGAATTATATCCATTGTATTTGCTAATGGATCGTAATCAGGTGAAGTTGGATCTACACAACCAATTGCTACAGGAGTCAAACAAGAACCATCATCTGTATTAGCTTGTGGATCGTATTCTGTAAATCCTAAAGTAGTACATCCTAAAATAATATTAGGTGTACAAGGAGCTACAGTATAAATTACAGAAGTATCATTTCCAAAATTTGCATTACCTGGTAATATAGATAATAAAGTATCTCCACACAAGGTTTGAACTAATACTGTTCCATCAACTCCTCCATAACAAGAACCACATAAACCATCACCAAAAGAATCAAATAAAGTAAATTCAATTACAGTACCATTTGGTACACATATTTCTGATATTACAGGTACTCCTGTTATAGTATAAGAAGGGGAAGTTGCTAATACTGTACCTGTTGTATCTGCAATTTCCCAAGAAGTTTCTCCAGCATAAGTATCTGGTGTAAGTGTTATTATAATATTAGATTCTCCACTTGAACAATTTGCAGGAGGGGCTTGACATGAACCATCATCTGAATTAGCCCAAGGGTTGTAATTTAAAGCTGAAGGATCAGTACAACCTGGTATACATTCTCCTGTTGTTATTATTAAAGTATCTGTTAAACTTGAATCAGCTAACATTCCTAAAAAATAATAAGTAGTATTTGGCTGATTATTATTAAATAAAACTCCTGTATTTGACCAATTTGTAGGATAAGGATTCCACTGTGTACCTAAACTATAAAGAGATGTTGTTCTTGTATAATAAGCCATTCTACAACTAGGATTAGGCATATTACTCCAATGATACCAAACTTTATTTCCACCTAAATCACAAAAATTTTCTACCCAAAGAGTATCTAATCCATTACAAGATGGATAAGTACATAAAAGTGGATTAGAAAAATATGCAGTTGAATCATAATTAGAAGCATTAGGATCCATACAACCCCCCATAGGAGGAGCACAAGGAGCAATAGTTAATGTTTGTACTAAACTATCTCCAAAATTCCCTGCAACATACATAATTGTATCTTGACATGAATTGCTAATCATAAACCACCCATCAGTACCACCCCATTGAGATGAACCTAACCCATCACCAAAAGAATCATATATACTCGCAATAATAGTTCCACCAAGTTGAACGATAGTATCATATAGAGTATTAGGTAGCATATTGCTATCATTTTCTATAATAATAGGTGAGCCACCTGGAGGTGTAATATTCCAACTTGTTTCAGAAGGATAATTATCTGTCATTAATTGGATATGAATCCAAGAATTTTGTGTATAACCTAAAAAAGGTATTAAAATTATTAATAATAATAACTGTAGTTTTTTCATTGTTTTTTTATATTAAAAGTTTGACATTATAGTTTCATCAATCTTATCTTGTACTTCTTTTAAAGTAGCTTCTAATTTCATCATAATATTAGCTTGAAATCTTGCTACTTCTTCTCCATCATAAAACACAATTAAAGTAGGTACGACTACAATTTTATGTTTTGCTTGTAATTTTGGTTGGGTTGAAATATCAATTTTTGCTAAATCACAATCAGTTAATTCATCTAGATATTCACATTGAGTTCCTGAAAAAGGGGCATTAAATTCAGCTATAATTAATCCTTCACTTGGTATTACTTGAGATTTTACTATTAAAGAAAATAATAAAAATAACAGTAATATAAATAATTTTTTCATAAGAATTTTATCTTAGTTTATCAAGCTTGTCTTCCATTCTAACAAGACGCTCTTTTAGTTCTTTAACATCATCTTGGGTTGTCATAATTGTTTGTCTAATAAGTTGATCTTTCATGTCATACTCCATTCTAGTTACATCTGGGGGTAGTGGGTTTGGTAGTTCTTTTGCTTCAGCTATATCAGCTTGTAATACAAACCACATACTAACTAATGTAAATATTAATACTGCTATTCCTCCTAAGCTTTTTATACTTAATTTTAAAGTTGTATCTTCATTTATTTCTTTTGCCATCTTTATATTTTATTTTATATGGACAATTTTTGCAACCATTTTTGCAACAATATCCCCTTTCTAATAATATTTTTTTACTTAAAGGTTCATAATTCATTTAATTAGAATATTACATAATTCATCCCAATAGAAAAATCATGCCATTCTCTATTCCAATATTTATTATATTTACCCTCAGCAAATACTCCTAAGTGTTTATCAAATTTATACCCTAATATTAATCCCCCTGAATAATCATACCATTGGCCTTCATTATACTTATGGTATGAAAATTCTCCTCCTTGATCTAAATGATAAGGCATTAAATTCCCCCATGAATGTAACCAAAATGTTTTTGTGTAATGATAATAATCAAATCCTATTATTAATGAATGTTGTATTGTATTATCTAATTGATTTCTTTTTTTCTCTGTATAATTTGATAACATTTCTGGTATAGCTATTGCTTCCCACACTTCAGTTGAAGTTGCAACAGAGTTTCCTGATGGGTCAAAATATTCTACATTACCTTGTCCATCAAATATAGTAGTATAACCTTCTTCTAGTGCTAAAAATGTATAATGTAAATTTCCATTTGATAATTTCCATTCTTCTAAAGGATCATAACCATAAGGTTCAGATAAACGTTGCACTGCACCTACATTAAATGACAATTTTGGATTATGTTTGTACCTATAACGTTGTGATGATTCAAAATACTTAATATCTGCAAAACCATCCGCTAAGTATTCAATTTTAGCTATCCACTTATCATCAACATACCTTAAAAAATGATGTTGATCTAAATAATTTTCACCTTGTTGTCTTTTATAATCAACTTCAAATAAAAATTCAAATCCTTTTACTTTACCTACTGTAGTAGCATCAGAAAATGATTTTTCAGTTCCATCATAAAAAGTGTTTGCACGATTTTCATAACCAAATCTAGCTATTTTTCTAATACCTGCAGTTAAAGAATAATCAAAAGGGGTTTCAATTGTAGTTGTTTGTAAACCACTAGTAACAGAATATACATCTACATCAGAAATAGATGTCCCCCCATTTGCTGCTGTGTAAAATGTAGCAAATTTAAATATTTTTTTTAAATCTTGACTATAAGAATTAAAAGTACTAAATATAAGAATTAAAAATAATAATTTTTTCATTTTATTTTTTTTTAGGTCTACCTCTTCTCTTAGGTGCAGGCCTACCTTTATTAGTTTCCCATGAAGATTTTACATTATTTTTTTTGGGTGGTTTTACTATTTTAGTTGTTTTTTCGTCTGTAGTTGTTTTTTTAAATAACCAATTCCAAAATTGAATAAATTTTTCCATAAAATATTTTATTATAAATATATAAAACTAACTAGGAATATGTAAACTAATATAGAAAATTACATTATACTATTTCACAAGCACCTCCAGCACAAGCTGCTTGATCCTTTAAATCTGTTTCATCAGTCATTTCAATTATTTTTCTTAAATCAATATTATTTAAATGACTTTCCATTTCTTGAAATTTTTCTTTTGAAATATCTTCAAAAGGAGCTTGAGTATATGAACCATTATCGTAAGGTAATACAGATAAACCATTAAATGTGTTTTTATTTTTCCACATCCATTCTCCAACGGAATCCCACTCATCTTGTTTAACTGAAATTGTAGCCGAAACATTATTTGTATTAGCTCCTTTTCTATGACCTGCTTTTACCCATTCCATGTTAAACTTTTTAGTTCTTTCTAATAAATCCATTGGACTTTCTGTTCTATAAATTGCTCCATCAGGTGCTTTTTGAGGAACTGAAACAACTGCTTGGATTTCTGGTTTAAAGAAATCATCTTCTACTAATTCCGGGTGATTTTGTGAAAGATATTGGTAAAGTGCTTCATTTTTTCCTAATCTCATACGTCTTACATAAAAATCATTATGCCAAGCATGAATTCCTGATGAAGTTCCTAATACTAATGAACTAGTTCCTGAAGGTTTTACTGTTGTTACACGAGCTGCTTTTTTAACCCCTAATATATTTGCAATTTCTTCATTTGTTTTTTTAGCTTCTTTAGCTGCTTCCTCCAAATCATATTTTAAAACTATTCCACTACCAATTCCCGTCATTCCTACCCCAACAAGTGCATCTTTTTCAGTTGTTCTTTTCCAAATATCACGAAGATAATGAAAATTAGTATAAGCTGCTTGTAAAGTTCCTAAAAAAGCTCCAGCTTTTACTCTTTTATTTAAATCTTCTTGGGACTCTATATTAGAAACATTAATTTCTGTTAAATTGCAAAACTGAAATGGTCTTAAAGCAATTTCACAACATGGATTTGTTCCCCAGTCTTTATCATCTGAAAAATAAATTCCAGGTTCACCAGAGTTACTTGCAACAATTTTTCCCCATAATTCATTAAAATCTTTTTTAGTTACTTTTGAACGAATAACTACAGCTGAATTGTTAGCTCTACCCCTTTGTGGGTTTAATTCCCACCAAGCACCATGTTTTGAAGTTAACATTTCATTATCATGTAAATCAAATAAAGAAATTAATGCTGCTCTACGAATACCACCAGATAATACAGCATCAGCAATATGACAAATAATATCATGAGCTTCAATAGATGTTAATTGTTCTCCATCTTCTTTTCTATCTAATACTTTTTGTATTTGAAACAAACATTCTTTTAATGGTTCTGGGCCTGGTGCTTTACCTCCTACAGTAATTAATTCTGCTCCTTTTGGTCTAATATCACGGAAGTCAAAAACAGGTCTTGCAGTTGTTATTCCAAAATAAGATTTTAATAATACTTTAACAGAATCAGCCCACCCTTCAATTGAATCTCCTACTAAAAATCTTCTTGTTTTTCTAGGAATTCTAATTTCAGGTAACTTTTCAATGTGATGTTTTTGAACACTATAACCTACACCACAACCTGAAAGTAATAAAAACATTACTTCACTAAATGATCTCCAATCATCAATTGGTAAAAAAGAACAATTAAATATTCTAGAATTATTTATATCAATAGGCTTTCCTGCAAACTGTAAACTACGCATTGATGGTAGAACTTTTTTAGAATATACCATTTTATAAACATCTTCAATTTCTTCTTTTAAATTAGGAAACTTTTCTTGATGCATTTCTTTATTCCTAGTAACTAACTCTTCCCATGTTTCTCTTCTTTGTTTATTAGGTAAATATTTTGCATATTTGTTATAAACTACAATATCTGATAGTATTTCCTGCGTAATGTTCATTTTATTTTTGTTTTTTTATTGTTATTATTTCTATGTATTTAATTCAAAAAATTTCTTTTGCAACTCAGATCTATCAAATTTATCAATCCCACTAAAACTATTAGTTTGTGGAGATGATGTATTATCATTATCTTCTTCACCTTCTTGATAGAGCTCATTTGATACTTCAAAGTGACCAGTTGATGTATCAGCTTTTACACCAAATGTTAAACCATCCATGCCATATCTATTTTTCATAATATGGAATCTTCCAGTTCCTTCTACTTTATCTTTGCGTTGTCTAGAAAGAGAAATACAAACATCTGTAATCATAATTTTATCGTATGACCCAGCTGCTTTATCTCCCTCTACAATATTATCTTTAGCACCTGCTCTATTTACTTGGGAAACACTCCAAACTGGTATGTCTAGTTCACGAGCTAATCCTTTTGTACTAGTATAAATATCATCAATTTCCCCTTTTCTATCAACTGTTTTTCTTTTTGATGAAAGAAGATCTACATAATCAATTATAATTAAATCTGGTTCAATTCCTGTGTCTTTTACTTTTTGGATATGTGATTCTATAGTGGACATTGTTGCCTTTCCTGTGGGAAATTCTTTAATAATTAAATTTCCTTTTAAATCCCCCATTATATTTTCAATCTTATCTTTATGTTTTTGAATTTTATCAACTCCAATTTTAGAAAAATAAGCATCATATCTCCTTCCTACATATTGTTCACCTAATTCTAAAGTATAATGTAAAACATTATAACCTAACTTAACAGCATGTGCTCCTAAAGCTACTAACGACCAAGATTTACCACCTCCTGGATTACCAAATATAAGACCAAAATCTCCATTTCCGAGACCTCCCTGAAGTAATTGATTAATTTTATCCCAAGGGGTTTTAATTGTAACTCTACTATCTTCTCTATATCTTGATTCAATATCTTTAGTATATTCATGTCCTATATTTTTATCTTGTCCTGCTTTAATAGCATTATTAATTAAATGTCTTATAGACTCATAATCTCCACCTTTTAATAAATCAACACTTTGTAATAAAGCTCCTTTTAACTGTTGGTTTTTACAAAAAGCAGAAAATTCTTCTTGTACATATTCTAAATCATCATTAGAAGTATTATATGCTTCTTTAAGTTGTTCTTTTATAGATATTTGTAATACTTCATTCCCACATTTTTGTAATTCAACGGCTAATATTTCCATTGAAGGTGTAGTATGATATTTATCATAATATTTTAAAACTTCCTTGATAACCCATTTATGGGCTTGGTTATCAAAATATTCTTCACTCAACATATCATTAATGTTAACTAAAAATTCTTTATGTGTTAATAAAGAAGATATTACTTTTATTTGAAACCCTGTACCATATGAGTTTAAATTTGTTAATGTCATATAACTATTTTTTTATAACTAAATTTTGAAAACAATCTTTAACCCAAAATTCAACATTTCGAATTAACCCACCTATTTGATCTTCATTATACATTGCTACGAATTGATCGGGATAATACGAAAGATCATTTGATTTTACAACCTCATCTAACCATTCTTTATCTTTTTTACTTAACATTGGATTACTTAAATCCATTATTTTATAATTTTTTTCTAAATCATCTTGACCATGAATTATTCGAGCATATACAACATGATCTGACATTTTATTTTCACATATATTTAATATATCATCCCAATTCATGTCTTTTTCTATTAACTCAGGGAACTTTTTTAATAATCCTTTTTCACCTAATCCTTTAACACCCTTAATTTTATCAGAATTATCACCTAGTAATGTTTTATGTAATATAAAATTATGGGGAGACATTTTATATTTATCTATTACAGTTTTAGGGGTATAATATTCTTTTTCCATAGGACGATATACAATAACATTTTCACTAACTAATTGTAAAAAATCTTTATCTGATGATATAATAAATGATTTGTCTTTAGGGTGAGTGATTACAGATTTACTTAAATATGCTATAATATCATCTGCTTCTACTTTATCAATACTTACAGTTTTAACGGGTAGTGTTTTTAAATATTGAATAATTCTAACCATCTGATCTACTTTAGCATCATCTTCATCATCTTTATCATCAAAAGCATCCCAATTAGTAATACGTTGGAGATCTCTACCAGATTTATATTCGGGCATTATATTTTTTCTATTATTAGCAGAACCTGCACCATCAAAAACTACATAAACCTGTGTAGGACTAATTTGACGAATCATAGCTCCCAAAGAGCGAAAAAACCCACCTAACCCCCCAACATGAATTCCTAAGGGATTTACCATATTTAATACAGCAAAATTTCTAAAGAATAAATTTAAACCATCTATAAATAATATTCTTTCGTGGGTCTCAGTTTGCGGGCCTTGCTCATGGATGTTATCCAGAAGCTTAAATAGTTCTTTCTGTTTCATATGTTAGTTTTATGCCCGGAATATACGAAAGATATTCCGGGTATCAAAGTTTATTGTGGTTCTTCTCCGAAGGATGTTATATCAGTGTATGCTTGGTCTTCTTCAACTACTCTAAAGTCGCCGCCCCCTAATATAGCAGCCCAATCATCTTTTCTTGCGTCTTTATAACCTTTTAATTCTCTGTCATTATCATTAATAAACCCATGAGGAGTCATTACAATTTTACCTCTAGTAGTAACACCGTTAATGTGATTTTTATCAATTTGAATATTTACTCGTTTAGCAAATTCAACTTGTTTACCATCTTTAATAGCTTTGATTTTAGAGGTTCCAGCTGACATAACATTACCAAATGTAACTACAAATGTAGAATCAAACCACATTGCATAACCACCTTTATTCATTAGTTTTGGTTGACCCATTGGGGATTCCGCTTTTAATGTCCAAACTTTATTAATACATACAAGTGTATTAGTGTATGGAGATGATTCCTTACGTGACAATGTAATACGTTGATTTACACTATTACCAAATTGGGTTGACATAGCACCTGCATTCCATTCATTATTATTTTTATTTGATTTAATAGACATTTCACAAGGTACTGATCCAATTGAATCCCATAAGAATAATAAATCATAAGGTAAATTACCTTTCTTTTGTTCATCCATTAAATCTAAAATAAACCCAGCTACATCTTCAATAGAATTAATAGTTTCTCTATCTACATAAATAAAATTTCCATCATAGTTAGTAATTTCACCTGTTTTTTTATCAACAACTTCATTTACTTCCATACCCATCATTTTAGCATGATCCCAAGACCATTTCATCTCTGTAATAATAAATACAGGCATTATACCTCGTTTTTGAGCTGCAACAGCAGCTTCTAAAAGAGCTGTTGTTTTACCTGTGTCAGAGTGTCCTCTTAAAAGTACAATATGTCCCATAGGTATTCCAGGAATAGAAGTTACATCTTGAAACGCTGATGATAGAGGTATCCATTCTTGATCTTTAAATTTTACATTTTGTTTAAGACCTTTTTTATCTTTAAAGGCATTTAAGTCAAATTTAGATTTAAGTTCCTTAGAAGCAGCTTCTGTAAGTGATTTTTTCTTAGCCATATTTTAAAATGGTAGATCATCATCAGTTGAAGACTTTTTATCATCAAATAATGAATCAAATTTATCTGCCTTAGAAGTTGTATCTTTTCCTTCAAGAGAATAATTATTTGATTTATTATCATCAAACCCTACAGCAGGTTCAGATGAAATTTCACCTTCTTCTCCACCTTCAGGTTTTAAAAATAATTCTAAATTAGCTTTAACCTCATCAAAAGTAAGTCTTTTAAATACATCTATTGGGTTAGGTTGAGTATCTAAAGCTCTTTCAACTATATTAGAATTATCACTAATAGGTGATTGTTTCATTGAAGGAGATACGGTTGTTTTATTATAAGGTGTACCTGTAACTTCAGGTCCTACGGTTGTTAATTTAATATCTCTTCCTCCTGATACATCTGTATAATCTCCAACTTCAGCATCAGCTGCTAAATTTAAAAATGCTTGGTAAACTTCTTTTCCGAATTGCCATAATTTTACACCTTCTTCTTCCTCACCTCTTACTATAACAGGTGCAAAAATACGTGTTTTAGCATCTAGCTTTTTGGCTAAATACCAGTTTTCTTTATCTCCACTAGAACGTAATTGTTTTGTAAATTCTTGAATTGGATCTTTTTCTCCCCAATTCATAGGAGAAGCCATTACTCTTTGACCTATTCCATAATAGAATTGCATTTCAGTAAATGGGAATGATTTATTATACTTATTGGGAACAATTCTAACTTGTTGTTTACCTACTGTAGGTTTCCAAAATATTGATTTTCCATTTGATTTGTTTGAGTTTGATTGGGTTTGAAGTGACTCTAACTTCTTTTTTATTTGGTTTAAATCCATAATAACTTTTTTAATATTTATAACTGTGATTAATATACGACAAATTTATAAAACAACCAAACTATAGTTCAATTATTTTATGAATTTTTGTTTTTAACTGCTTTAACTCGTCATGTTGAGTTAAAAGTACTGAATTTTTGTAATGTTCCCAAGTTATAGGAAACTTAGTATCAACTACACCACCATTTAATTTTTTTATTAATTCATTTAAAGCATTAATAGTATAAAGTGTATTTGTTTCTTTTTTTCTATGTACTAAAATAGTATTATCAGGTAGATCTGAAATATTACCTTGGTCAATATTATAGGTACACACATATTCATCATTTGACTTAATATATAAGACAAATATTTTATTATACATAATATTATATTTATCTGTAATAATATTTAGAAGTGATTCCAAATTATCTAGAGTTGTAAATGTGCAAAATAATTTATTATTCAAATCTCCTAGGTTTTGATTAGTAATGTCCGAAAAATCGTCCACTGTATACATATTAGGAGTTTTATTTAAAATTGTAGTCGCTTCCATAGCATATTTTTATTTGTAATTTATATTTATTAAATAGTTCTTTTATTTCATTTAAAACATCTTCTTCTTTATCTACATCAAATAAAAATGAATCGTAAGTATATAAAACTATTTTAGTTTTTTTATTTCTTAATAACCTTATTATTTCCCATAATATATGAACATTCATTGAGGTCTCCAAATTTTGTAGTAAATAATTTAAAAGTTTTTGAGGTTTCATCTCATTTAATTTTTCTTTTACAAATCGATGTTTTGAAATAGGACATTCAATCCAGCCTTTTTCGTTAAACTCTTTCCATAAATTATCAGTATATACTTGTACTTTTTGAAAAAATTCTAAGTGTTTATATTGATCAAACACTCCTCCATACAGTTGTTTAAATGTTAGCTCTTTAGCTTTTTTGTAATCCACCCCATACATTTTTGCGAAGGCAGAATGAATATCCTCATTACCAAAATCAAAGTCAACCAACTTAGATAACAAAGTAGGATGATAAGCGCCAATATCAAACTCCACAAAAATGTCATTACGGGGTATAAAACTTTCTCTACTATTATTTTCTTTGTTAAGTGCCGCATAATTTACTCCTTTAAATTTATTACTTGGTCTTCCTGTGAGAGTTTTAAAGTTGTACTGCGTGTAAACGTAGTCTCCATCGATAGCATGAAAGTGCGATTCAAATTTTTCTCTATTAACTCGTATACCACTTCGTTCGAGGGCGTTGAAAACCACTGAAGATTTGTTATTGTAGAATTCATTGATTTTTTCATTTATTTTATCTTTAAGGTTATTATATATTTCTTCACAATATTCATAATGTTTTACTATAGGTATTATTTTATTTATGTCTTTTTTATTAGGATACCTTTTATTAAAAATATAATGGGTTTGAGTTAATTCTGGTATATATGGAGGGTTTTGTTGGTTAATGTCAAAGAGGCCTTTTAATGGTAAATAATGTAAAAATTCCTTCTTATCACGCACATATATGCTACTAAATTTTTGTAACATCGTGTTTATCTCCGTTGTATTTACATTTAAAGTTTCACTATGTGATAGTGGGACAATAAATCCTTTAGTTGATACTAACGGTCTAATATACAAAGCACAAATATTATTTTGTGCAGGGTGTATTAAATAACTATTTGGAATTGCTTCTATAAAAACTTCTTCCCAATTAGCATTTGTAAATTGTTCAAATTGAATTTTACTTTCAACTAACCAAAACATAACTTTTTTGTTTCAATATACAAAAAATTTATTTAATATCCACCTCCAGTTGAAGAATTATTATTTATTTGATTAGGCATATCATATTCTATAGTTAAATCACTTACAAATTCAGTTTGTTGTGATTCTCCTGTTTCAATAACTCCTTCTTGGTTTAAAGTATCAACTAATTTGCCTTGATAAAATCTTTTATAAAATAACCTAGCATGAGCTCCTTGTATATGGGTAGCTCCTTCCATAGGACCTTGATTTGGATGAATATGATAAGACCCAACATAATCCTGACCTGATAAAGTTATTAATTCTCCTCCTGTAGTAGTAAGGTTGGAGGATTTAGGATATTTAAAATATTCTAAATATTCTTTCCCTAAATATTTTTTTAAATCTTTTTTATTTAATTCTTTTTCTTTAATAAAAATTGATCCTTTGTTATTATTAAATACTCTATCAATATCTCCTTTTATATACCAATCTAAAGTAAAAGGTATATAATTTTCCCATACCCATACATTATTCTTAGTATTAATGTTGTCATAAGTTTGTTTATTAATTTCTAGATATTCTAATTGGTTTATTTTACAAAGAAAATATCTTATAAACATACCTTTTTCATAATCTTCAGGAGTTGGAAATTCTTGAGAATATTGGGGTAATGATTTTAATAAATTGTAATCTGTATCCTTTAATATTCCATATATTCTAAGATCCTTACTACCTTCCCAATCTTGGTTATATTCTACAATTTTAGTTGATATTTCTACAGAATTTGGTGTTGTTTCAGATGAAACAATAGGAATAGATTGATATATTTCTTTATTCGGAGGATCATTTTGAGTTTTACCTGTATAAGCTTTGCCGTTAGCTAATTGATAATAAAACCCAATATAGGGAGAATTATTACTAACATAAAACCACTCACCCCCAGGGGTAAATAAATTATCTTTTATTTGTGATTTAGGTATATACATTATGCTTGTGAGGATGGTGGAGGTGCATCTAATTGAGCCACTTGATAATAAGCATATAATTGGTTTTCAACACTTCTATCAAGTTCATCTCTTAAATCAAAATTTAAATTTTCTTTTTTAGCAGCAGATACAATTTGATCTCTAAAACTAGTTTTTGGTGTTAGTACAACAAAATAATTTTGGGGACTTTTCATCCTTCCTCTATTTCTTGTTCCTTTTCCTCCATAGATAGGTCTTGTTTTTGTTTTAACTGTATTACCAACATTTCCTCCTACCACTGTAATGTATCCCTTATCATAATTTACATCTATTACTATATCCCCATGGCTAGATCCTGTCCATGGATTAGTATTCCAAGTTTTATATGGACCTCCAGTTCTATTTTCTACAACAATATCTCCTGGACGTATTTTGGTTGTATTTGGGTTTTTAGCTATCCAAGGATAAGGATTACCCTTACCTCCTTCTCTGATTTTTTGTGAATAAATAGCATGATTTCCTCCATATGGGAAATTTACTCCTGCTTCTTTTATAACATAACTAATAAAAGCTGCACTCCATGGTGTTGCTGTTACATATTCTCTAAAAGCATTATTTATATCTTGATCTTTTGCTGCTTCTTCTAATTGTTTTTGCTTTTCTGTAGGTAATTTTTCAATTTCTTCTTCTCTAACTTCTTCTTTTGTTCTAAATCTTGGAACAGATAAAGTATCTAATGTTGTTGTCCATGTATTTACATTAATTTCATGATTAATACCTTTAATTATAATATCAACACTATTTTCTTCATAAGATGGAGGAAGGATATCATCTGTTATTCTAAACTTTTCAAATAACTTCATCCCTGAAAGTCCATCCATTGACAGGTTCAAATTAAAAGGGAGGAAAAAGGGTTGAGGCATTACTAATCTTTGTGCAGATATCCCATGTACTATTTTAATATAACTTGTATAATTTTCTGTAAGATTTCTTGTTGTATCAGGATGAAAATTAAACATATTTCCTCCACCCCCATCATTTCCAAATGTTGTATAAACCTCTTGATATGGGCCAAAACCTTCACTTCCCCCAACAGAGTTAGAATAGGATATTTTTTCTTCCCATATTTTTTTAGCTCTTTGAATAGGAGTTGGTTTTTCATTATTTTCTGAAGATTCAACAGAATCTATTTTTTCAGGTATAATTCTATCTATTAAACCTTTATTATAATTAGAAAAAGATGATCCATTTCCTTGAAGATTAGTTCCAGAAGCTTGAGATCCAATAGAAATTAATGTTGCAAAGTTTGAAGGTATTTCAGCATCTAATCCAATATTAGTAATAAATGATCCAGTAGTGTTTTGTTGTTGAAATCGAGTTACACCAGCTTCACCAGTTTCACCTCCTCGTTTTACACCAAAAACATTAAACGTAGTAAATGATTTATCATCAACCTGTACAAGTCCAGGCATTGGGGATTCATCATATATTTTTATAATACCTGTGTCTTCATCATGAATAACTCTAAAATTATTAATACTACCCATAGATTCATTTATTCCTTGTAGTATAGTATTTAAATAAGATATAACCGATATTGCTCCTTCTTCATCTTTAGGAGTTGAAGCTAATGCTCCAGCTGCAAATCTTAAATTTATCATTACATTAGCTAATCTTCCTACATAAGGATTATTTTCAAGGAAAAAATCTGATGAATCTGTTAACATTTTATTAATAGCATTACCTTGAATACCCAAACTTACATATCCTTTAAAATTAATAACTCCTTTTATATTTGGAGATGTCCAAGGTACTATACACATTTGAGGGTTTGTTGAGAAACCAGGTGGTACAATTAACATATAATTAGTATCAGACGTTACACCATCACCATATTTAAAATCAAATTTAATCATTTTAGTTCTAGCATTACTTCCTTTTCCTTTTTTTGAGAATAAATTACAATTATCTTCAATTATTTTTAATAAAACTGCAAATTTAATATAACCACTTTTTAAGGCTAAACCTCCCCCTTCTACATCTCTTTCACCATTATATGTTTTATTTATATAACACCCTCCATTTTTTATTCCTCTTACTCTTGGGACAATTTTTGAATCTTCAACAGAAGCATTTACATTTAAAGCTACAAATTGTTGATATATTTCATAAAATATTTTATTTATTCTAGTATCATTTTTATTAGCTAATAAAGGATTCATATCAGCATTTTCTTGTGAAGTATTACTAGCTTTTTTTTCTTCTTCTAATCTTAAATTGTATTTTTCTTGGCAGTGTGCTTTTAATTTTGAAGGTGTTGTAGTTTTTGTATCATAGGGATCAAATATTTGTTTTCCCCCTACTCTATAGGCTTTTATTTCTTGTTTTGCTTTTTCAGGATAATGATATGCATTTTGATATTGAGAATATATTGCTACTCCTGCTGCTATACCAAATAATTCCTTAGCAAATTCTTCTATAGTTATAGGAGGATCTGCTTCTGGTTTGTTACTTTTACCATTACCATTACCTTTATCAGGATCTGTTACATTTAACTTTAAGGAATCCATAATATTACCCATCCCTATTAGGTCTACTGAAATAGTATATGTACCATCTGAATTGAAAGACCATTTAAAATTAGATACTTTTCCATAAACTGCTTCATAATTACCATGATATAATTTTCTTTCATTACTAATTTTTCTATACATCTCATATTGATTTGATTCTCCACCAAAACTATCAGGATTTAATAAAAAATCTAAAGGTGTTGTAGTAAAATTTGGCCAATTTTGAATTTCACCTAATCCGTCTAAGTAAGCAGTCCAACCAAATTCTAATAAAAGAGTATATCCAGGTCTTAGATACAAAACATCTAATAATGAAAATTGAGCTTTACTAAAACATTTTATGTTTATTGTTGCTTTACTTAAAGCTCCATTATTATAATATGTAGTTGTAGCAGATTCAATTCCAGGCATAGGAACATAACCCCTTTCATCAATACCTCCCCAACCATAAGCGCCTTCAAACAATTGTTTTCCATTATTATGAAAAGAACGATTTACTCCTGACGAATAATTTAATCCTGATTTTGCACCATCATATACTGCTGTAGTGTATTTTTCTTTATCTATTGTAAAGGAATCATCAGAAACTGATGCTGCTCCTCCAAAAAGTATAAAATTTTTAGCTAAATTATCACCTAATATTTGTTCTTTTATAAAACCAGCTTGTATTAATTTCCAATAAACACTACCATCAGGTACCCCATTAACAGTTTGACCTGTAATGTTAACTGAACTTGCTAATCTTAACCAAGGGGTTTTAGAAGAATAGTATTGTAATGTACTAGTATTAATGTTTGAATATTGACCTAAAGCTGTTTGTCTAATATCTACTTGACTTTTTACCCAACTTTCAAATGGATTACCTATGATATTACTCATAATCTGTTTAATTCTTTATAACTATTAATTATAGCCCCTATGTTTTGGGGAATTCTAATTTGTGAACCTACAGGAATAAACATAGATGAAAAAGATACTATATTAGGATTAGAAGTAGAAATTATCCACCATAAAGTTACATCCCCATAAAATTGAAAAGCTAAATTATCATATCTATCCCCAAATTCTGTTATAGCATATATATCATTATTACTTTGAGGAATTAAAGGATATTTAACTACATTTTTATATTGAATCCCCCTACCTTCAGTAGTATTATTGCTATAAGATTGTAAAAATTGTGCTGTAGCGTATCTATTCATCTCTAACTTTATTTACGTAATTTCCTATATCTTCATATAAATTTCCATCACCATTTTTTAAACTAATAAATCTTTGATCTCCCATAGCTACTAATTCTCCATCTTCATAACTTAAAGTTTGTCGTGAAGGTAAGAAATCTTCTATTGGGGTAAAAGCTAAACTAACCTCTATTCTATGAGGTAATTCTTTTACTGAAGGATCTGGATTTCCTTCTGTATCTATTCCTATTTCCCATGTAGTATCATCTGGTATAGTATAAGTTAAAGATGTTAGTACTCCGGGTACTTCATGTAAATAACCACCTACAGTCATTCTTACTATATTTCCTCTCATAAACCCAGCTGATGTATAATCTGGGGCTAAAGTAGATGCTAAGAAATTTAATTTAGTAAACATAGGTGTTAATTCTGCTTTTGAAGTAGCTATTATAGTAAAACCCATTGATATATCTCTATTAAAACCTCCATAACTTTTAAATTTATTACCTCTACCTACATATTGAACATCATTCCAAGTTGCACCATAATTATCTGTAAAACCATTTATATATGCTCTAAAATGAAGATAATCAGCATTTCTACCTTCATTAGCACCATTTTTAATAACTGCAATATTAAAAGTACATAAATCATCAACTGGTAAATTAGCATTAACCATTTCACCTTCATAAGGTTTTAAAGCTGTTATTTTATCTAAAGCTGTCATTTGAGAGGCATCAATACCATAATTAAATATAGTTCTTACTGGAGTAACAGATCCAGAAACTACATAAGTAGCATGTCTACCAGGATCTCCTAAACCAACTCTTAAAGCTTTATTTTGCCTCGTATAATTTGGAGCTTTATGGATTATTTTTGAAGAAGCAAAAGGATTTGTACCTTCTAATTCTGTTGTACGCCCTTCAATTACAAAATTACTAAAACTTCTAAGACCTCCTCCTCCTTGTTTAAAAGTTTTATTTGTAGATATATAACCTCTTAATATATTACCAACTAATAGAGGAGATATTTTTTTATCATTACTACCAATTCCACTATAAAAAGGACTATCAGTTGATAAACCTTCATAATTCCTTATTGCATTATATGTAGGTAAATTTTTAAAAATTCTTGTTCTACCAACCCCTAATATAGAACCTGGTCCTCCCCCATATGAATATAATACTGGGGTAAATGGATTTTCTTCATCTGCTTTAGGATTATATTTATAACTTGGTAAACCTCTTAATTCTCTAATATTATCTTCTTTTCCTATAGTAAGAGCATTAGAAAGATCAACCAATCTATTATCTACTATATTTTGAGAATTTGGTACTACTACACTGTAGGGATTCAAAGCAAGATTACCTCCTCTAGCATTCTTGTTAGCACCATGAGGGCCACCTAATGAACCTATAGGATTTATACCAAATTTATTTAAGTGAATACCTGCCCATCCTAAACCAGCATCAAGTATAGTACCTATAGGTAAATAAGCTCCTTGGTTCATTACACCTCCTAAATAACCGGCTCCAAAAGAAGCTTGAGTTTTAACACTTGTTCTTGATAATAAATTTTCTTTTAAAGTAAAAAATATACCCCTTGGAGATTTAGTATCAGTAAACATTTTAACTAATCTACTTACATCTTTAAGAGCTGCAAAAGGAGCTGTTAAACCACCTCTTAATATAAAATCTGGTCCTGAAAGAAGGGGCATCCCATCTCTTAAATATTCTGTTCCACTAGGTATTGCAATTGTTTCATATGGTTGATTACTTGTACCAGAAGCAGGACGATCTCCACCATAATTTAAACTTTTAAGATTAGTTTTTAAATTAATTAGACGACCCCTAGATTCAGGTGTAAGTGTATTCGACATATAATATTAAATTGTATTTATACTCCTCCTACAGCCCCATTAGGCATATTATTTTTATATCTATTTGATGGTTCTTGTTGACCAAAAGCTAGCTCACCTAATTGTGATGTTTTTGGAGTTGAATATGCTATTGCAGATGCCCCAAAATTAGTATAAGGTGCTGTGTTGCTTTCTGGTGTACCAATATTAGAGTATTCATTATGTAATGTTGAATTACCTACAACACCTATACTATCAGGTGTTGATGGGTTTGGATTTGGAGAAATAGGTACAGCTAAAGATGAACCATTTGTATCAAATCTATTTTTTAGTGAATTTTCTGATGCCATTTTGTATTATTTTTATTAATTATTGTTTATTATAAATATTATCCCATATTAGAAGTTGCAAGTACTAACGATCTTCCTACTTTATTTCCATCCATATAAACATCACCTCCATCTTTTACTGCTACTATTAATTCTTTTAATAAAGTAACAACTTCATTTTCAGTTGGAGCAGTTGTAGTTGCTGCAATATTAGAAGGTAAAGGAACATTACTACCATTAATAGCAGCATTCGATGAGATTGTATCTGATGATTGTCCTAATAAACCAAATGATAAACCATTTAAAGCACTAGATCCTGCATTTTTAAATTTATCTCCTAATGATGCATCTTTATCTGCATTAAATCCTTTAAAACCATCAAATAAAGCCATTCCAATTGCTAAAGGTGCTGCTACTTTACCAAGTACTCCTTTTGCTAATTTACCTGCTCCTTTTAGCATACCTTTTCCTTTTGGAAATTTTATGCCACCTAATCCTCCACCTTCTCCTCCTCCTGTAACTTTACTTAGTAAACTACTCATTAATCCACCTTCTGACATTATTACATGCATTGGGTTACTAGCTGATCCTAACTTTCCACCTCCTACAACTTTTTTAAGTAATGATCCTCCAACAATAGCTCCAAGGCCTAGCCCAAGTGCTGATTTTGGAAAATCTGCTACAAATCCTACTATACTTTTTAATACACCTGCTATTGAAGATAACATACCCTTAAAACCTTCATTATTAACTAATGAACTAAATGCTGATGCTACTTTTTCGGCTAAAGGAGCTAAAGAATTTTGAAAAAGTTCTTTTGCATTTTCTAATTGTCTTTTAGTTGCTTCTGCCGATTTTCCTTCTGCTATTGTAGTTTCTAATCCTTCTTTTGCTATTTTAGCTAATGCTTCTTCTTCAGTGTAATTTAATGCCTTTAATCTAATTACTTCTTTTTCAGCATTTTTTCTATCTTCAGCACCAAAATGAGATAATTTATTTTGGAGTTGTTGAGTTTGGTTCATTTCGTGCATTTCATCTACACTTATACCCAAAGTTTTTGCTAAAGCTTGTTGTGCAATTTTGTTACCTTTAGTAGCTTCATAATTTTCAGAAAGAATTCTATTCATTTCTTTTGCTACTGTAGTTTCATCTCCAGTTAATGAAGCAGATCTTAATTTTTCTAAATTAAGATTTTTACCTAATAACAACTCAGCTTCCATTTCATTAGCAATAGAAGATTCAAAATCTAAAGTAGCTTCACCAGCAGCAGCTATTTGATCTATGGTCATTCCTAATCTTTTTGCTTCAAATGCTGCTTTTGCTAATGCTTGTGGATTATTACCTATATTAGCCATTGCAGTTGCTGATGCTCCTGCAACTTCATTTAATACATCATTTAAACTAACTGAGGAAGAATTTGATATATTTAATCCTTCTACTATTCCTCCAATACTATCCCCTACGGTATCAAAACTTTGTCCTGATAATGTTGAAATTTTAAATAATCCCTGAGTAGCTTCTTCACTTAAACCTAAAAAATGTGAATATTCTTGATATGATTTAACTTGTTTTTCTGATAGCATTACTTGTGTTCCAGCAACTGCATTCATTCCTTCTAATGCTTTTTTAGCTTCTTCAAAATTTAAAAATAAACCATCAGTACCAGTCGTCATACTTTTTAAATTTTCAACTACAGCCCCACTAGATCTACCCATTCCTAAAAAGGATTTTCCTATATCTGCTGTTTTTTGATTAAATTTCTGACCTAAGGATAATAATGATTGAAAGCCTTTTACTAAAAGACCTATCATTGCTACAGGTGATGTTAAAAAATTTAAAAAACTTTTACCTAATGATGCTAAACCAGCACCTAATACTTTAAATTGATTAGATAATCCTCCAGTTACATCTACTACCCCTTTAGCTGCTGCCTCAGCATTATCAAAAGTATCCGTTAAAGCTCCTAGTCCTAAGTTACCTGCTAGTGATTTAAGACCACCTAAAATAACTCCAGTAGCACCCATTTGTTTGTTAAACTTTTGGGATAAACTTACCTGTTCTTGTAAACCTTTTTCAAATTCATTATTATAACTTTCTAACTGAGTTAATTGTGTTTTTAATGCAGCTTCTTTTTTTGCTGAAAGTTTAACATCAGATCGATTAAGCATTTCAATCTGAGTTTTAATTAGTGCTATTTTAGCTTGTCTTTGTTGAATAAGTTTAGCAGCATCAGCTTGTCTAAATGCTCCTTCAGCTGCTTTACTATTAGCATTTGCTAAATCTTTTGATACTTTAGCTAGTGAATTTAGGGATGATGTAAGATCTTTAACTACTGCTTTAGCTACATTATCAGTTGAAGAAAGAGCTTCTTTAAATATATCACCTACTTTATCAGCAATATTTCTTAAAGCATCCTCAACAACTACAGCTGTTTCTTTTGCACTCTTTTCTGCATCTATTTGAGCTTTGCTCTTTTTAACCATGGAGATATTTTATTATAAATATTAAAAAATACTATTTTCTCGATGCTTTAGTAACATAAGTTGGAGGTGAAACTGTTCTTTTAGGAGGTAGTTTTGATTTATTAGGATTAGATAAATCTATATCATTTTTATTTTTAGGTTTACGAGCTTCTGCTTGTTGTTTATAAAATTCATCTAATTTTTTAAATGTAAAATTACGTAACCATATAGGCATGTTATATATGGTGTCCCAATCATAGCCTCCCTTACCATTAAAAACTATTTCATGAATTTGTGAAAAAATATTACTTCTATATTGAGCTGCTTCAGTTGGCGTCAGGGAAAAAAAAATTTAAAGAAATTGGTACATCTATTTCTTCAAGCTCATCAAACTCATTAGTAATCGTGGTTTTTAATTCTATATCGGGTTGTATTTTTATTATATGATCCCTTAATGCTTTTGCATCTCGAGCTAAAAGATAAGTATCAACAAAATCTCTAACAGTTTTACCAGATGAATCACCTTCTACTGAAGTAATTAAATATTTCATTCTTGTTGAAATTTCAGGAGATGCTCCTTTATTGATTTTTTGAATACCTTTAATTTCTGCTTCAATTTCTTTATCTAAACCATCAGTTAATAATCTAAATGTTAATTTTGTTCCTGAATGTGGTAATTCCCAATCAAATTCATTTTTTCCACCTTTAAATAAATCTTTATCAATAGTTTTGTTTTCTAATAAACTTAAATCTACAGTATGTTCTTGACCATTATATCTAATCTTATAATCTTTACCATACCCTAATATACGTGAAGCAATTAAGATAGCATTTTTATCACCAATTAATAAATCTTTAAGTTTAACATCAGTAATAATTAAGGATTGTAATAGTTTATCTAATACAATTCCTTTAGCTATATAGTTTTGGTTAGTTAGAATATCTTCTTCTTTAGCTGTCATATATTTCATTTCAATCTTACCAGATTTTAATGGGTGATCTTTAGGATATAATAAACCTCTTGATGGTAATTCTACTTCTTCAGTAGGGAATTTAAATTTATTTTCAGACATAATTTTTATTTATTAATAACTTAATTTTGTTATACATATATAATATACAAAAAAGCTTGACAAACGCCAAGCTTAAATGTAAAATATATAATTTTTCTTTTAGAAATTTAACACACAATAATCCATTCCTAATGTTAAAGAAATATTCATTACTGTAGTATCATCATCCCAATTCATATCTCCAAATGATGCGTCTTTAATAAAAGCACCTTTAATAATCCATTCAGAAACTACATCTCCGACAGGACCTAATACATCAATTGTTAGATCTTTTTTATAGAAATCAGAATAACCATCTCTACCAGTAACTGATTCATGGTGTAATCTTGTCCATTCCATTACTGCTTGAGCTCCTGAAGGAGTAATAGGGTCAAATAATTCCATTGTTAAATCATTCCATCTTAATTTACCTTTTACTTTTCTATAAGTGTTTATATGATTTAATATTATTTCATCCTGCGCGAACCCCATTCCACTAACTCCCTTAATTATATACGATGGTATACCATCAACATACAATATAAATCGGTTAGCTACCTTTGGTTCAAATGCTGTGAAAAATATTTCGTTAGGATCTAATACTGCCATTTTTGTGTTATTTTATTTTGTTATAAATATTATTGATTTTCATTTTTATGCTGGGAAAGTAGCTCCAGTTGGTAAAATGTTAAAGTCTAGGTAAATAAATTCTGCTGTTTTTGTTGGTTGTAAATAAACTGCACCAATTAATTCATTTCTATCAATTACATCTGGTGTGTTATTTGAATTATCCATTACAACTTTAAATGCATATAAACCTTGTCTTTGTTGTACTGATTCTAAGTAAGGGTTAACTTGACTTAAGAATGTATTTCTTGTAGCTGCAGTATTTTGTTCAAATACTAATGTATCAGCGATTTGTGAAATATAATTTTTAAGTGTAATTAATAATCTTCTTACATTTACTCTATCTAAAGCTGATGCTTTAGTTTGTAATGTTTTCTGTCCAAATACTACAATTCCTTGTCCTGGGAATGTTGCTATTGGGTTTACTTTTCCAGTATATAAAGTATCTCTATTAGTATTAGTTAATTTTCTTTCTGCTTGATTAACTGCTCCTAATCCTCCTCTATTAATACCTGCTGGGGCAAACCATGGTTCACCTGCTCTATCATTGTAAGCATAAACACCTGGTATCATTGTAGATGCTGGTACCCAAACTAATTCTCTTGAATCTGGATCTATTACTTGTAACCAAGGCCAATATGTAGCTACATATGAAGAATCAACTGAAGCTGCTCCACTTGTTACTTGTGTTATTGAAGAATTATAATTAACTAAATCACCCACAAATATTGCATCTCCTCTTGTTTCACAATTTGATTGAATAGTTGTCCAACCTGTTCCTGTAGTACCATTTGCTAATATTAAACCTGGTGCTGTTATGATGTTATATCTAAAATCATCTCTATTAGCTAATAAATTAATTCCTACAGTATAATCAGTTCCTGTTAAACCTTGAGAATCATTATTATCAATATCTTGATAAAACTTTGAAGGAGTTCCACTTCCTGTTATATCACCTATCCCATTTCCAAAGGTTCCATTTGAAGCAATTGGAATAGAACCTGTAAATTCTGCTTTAGGACTTCCATTATTATCAAAATAATTTGGTGTTTTCTTTTTTACTTCTTTTACTCTTATATACCTTGAAGCATTTGGGAAAGATCCAGAAGTTTGTAGATAAACATCAGTTCCTGTTCCTCTTACAGTTTGTTTTTGATCACCAATTACTTTTGAAATATAATTAGTTGCTAAAGGATCTAATGAAATATTTGAATAAGTTTCAACTACTTGTTTTGCTGTTGATGTATCATTACCTTGTCTAAGTAATAATGAGAATACACCTGATGAAGTACTTGGGTTTGTTATTTCCCATCTAAAATTATCAGATGTTCCATTGGTTAATGTACCATTAGCTCCTGTAGTTCCTGCACTATTCATTATATTACCGTCAGCTATTGTTTCTAATACAAAAGATTCAAAATTTACTATATCAGCAGCAGTTAAAGTTATTGTCAAATCATTGTCAGCTGCTGTTGTTGGGTATCCAAGAGATTGTGAAGTAACTGTTAATACATCTCCTACTGCGTATCCAGTTCCAGCACCATCAACTGTTATTGATGTTGGTTCAACAAATAAACCTTTATCAGTTGCAGTATTTCCAATAGTAAATTCAGGATTTGTTCCCCCCGCAACAGTAGCTCCTAAAGATTCAGATGTAAAACTTAGTACTTCACCATTAAAAAATCCTGATCCTGTTGTAAGTGCTCCTGCATTATCTACAAATTGAATTGAAGTAAAAGCTGTTGCTGAAGCTACTACACATCTTGCTAAAGCACTTGTATTACCTAAACTTGAAATTACTGGTACGTCATTATAGGTAGCTGCAACCATACCTCCTCCTGCTGTTGTTTGTTCAGGAAGTATAGCGTTAAGTGTTCCATCTAATTTTCCAGCAGAACTAGTTGTTACAATATTCAATGTTAATCCAGTTCCTCCTGCTGGTAAAACTGAAGATGTTATTAATGTAGTTGAAGAAGATGATCCACTAATTCCTGTTCCTAAATTCCAACTTGAAAATAAATTAGTATTTAAATTAATAACACCTGATTCTTCTGCACTTTGAATTATTGATGAAGTAGCTGGTGAGAAAGCTCCAGGTGTAGTTCTAGTTACTAATAATGAAGTTCCTCCATTTTGGAAATAATTATAAGCAGAAATCGAAGTAAAATAAGTATACTGATTTGATCCACTTAAAAAAGTAGTTCCAAAATTAGCTTGATATTCTGAATAACTAGTTACTAATTTAGGTATATTTTGTTGACCCTTTACAGCTGGTCCAATAATCGCAGCCCCAGCTTGTACTGGCTGTGATGTTATTTGTGATTGGTCGTTTTCTCTTGCTAAAACACCCGGTGATATTAATACTTCTGCCATTTTTATGTTATTTTATTTTATTATAAATATTATATTTTTTCTTAAAACTACCCAATTGGGGTAAATTTCCCAGTTTCTAAAGAAATATTTCCTTTACCATATTTTTTTTCTAATTCTTCAGCTATTTCTTTTTCTTTTTGTTGGATTTTTTCTAATTCTTTTGCGTAATTTTTCTTTTTAGTATTAAGATTCATTACTGCTATTTCAACTTCTCCTACATTTTCTATTAAAATCTGATAATTTTCTCTTACTTTTTTTATATTATCAATTTCTTCTTGAGATAAAACTTTTTCTTCTGACATTACTTTTATTTTAGATTAATACTTTAAACTTATTATCAGTTATACATATTAAAGTTTTATTTAAAAATAATTATTCTGGTGGGAGAGAAGGGGGTACTCTATTAGTATTAATTCTATTAGAAGGTTCTCTGGTTGAAGGTGGATCAACAAACCCTACATAATCTCCATGAGGTATATTTGTTCTATTAGGTGGGGAAGATTCTACCTCATTTATATTACTTACCATTTCAGGATTAAATGAAATTTTAGCTTTTGAATTATATTTTTTTATTGATGCTAAATCTTTTTGAAGTATATTAGGTACTATATAACCATACATTTTTATACTAAATGTACTTTTAACTAATCTATCATTATCTGCAGGCATATCAATATTAGTTGCAACAGAATCAATTCTTGCTCTAAATTGATATCTTTCAGGGTTTCCCCAATAAGAATCTGATGCATAATTAATAGCTTCTACTATACCATTCATTTGTTCCATATAATATGTTGAAATTATACAATCATAATTTAATGTTACATAATCAGGAACAACAACAGCATACATATCTTTAGTAGGTCTTCTATTATTTAATATATTAAATTTATCATAAGTATTATTAGAACTATAAGATTTTTCATATACTCTATAATTATTAGGGAAATTAGCATCTAATTTATTAGTAACTGTTCTATTCTTTTCTATATTAGTTCTTTTAAAAGTAATTAAAGGCATCATTATTCTTCCTTTTTTATCTCTAAAATAACCATCTTTTTGAATTTGATTCCATCTTTCAGAATCAGCATATACTACGGGAACTTCAATTCTTTTACCATTTTGAATAACTGTAGGTTTAATTACATTATTAAAATAGTAAAGTATAGTTTCATCTATATCATATAACCCAACTGTAAAAGGTTTTACAGTATCCCCTTTAAAAGAAATTTGATTACTTCTATCATTAATTTGATAAGAAGCGTTATTAGGGTTACCTACTTCTTTAGAATAAGGAGTATGCATTCCCTTACTTATTTCTTTTTGAGTTTTTGGTATTACTTTTCTTCCTCTATTTGACATGTTTTATGCTTGATATTAATCTTTCTTGTGAAATTCCTACTCTATCTGCTGGTACATAATGAGCTTCTGCTATTATTGATACATCATAACCAAAACTAGCTAAATCTGAATTACCATAGGGATTATTACCATTATCATCTTGGTTAGGATACTCTGGGTCTTTACCTACAAATAATTGATTATTTATTAATTTATATATTTCGTAATATCCATTTTCATACCATATAATATCACCAACTTCAGGAACAATTATTCCTATTTTACCCGTTCTATTACCATTTATCCCTGCTAAATCATCTCTTAAAAATCTAAATGTACGTCCTCCTGTAAAATTAACTCCTAAATCAGATTCAGGGAAATTTTGATCTTGCCTATCAATTAATACATTAAGTAACATTGGAGCTTCATAATATTTTTCTTCAGCAGCTTCACCATAAATATTAACATTAGTTTCTTCTAATCTAAATTTATAAATTGCACATTCTTGTACAATAATGTCCCACATTAGTTCTCTACTAATTCCTCTAAACATACTTACGTCTCGTGCTCCTCCAAATAATGCCATATTATCCTATATAAATTGGGTAAGGTACTGCTGCTTCAATCCTTGTTAAGGATTCAGCTTCAGCTGCTTTAACTGCTAATAAGTTACTTCTTGATGTTTCATCAAAATATTCTCTTAATCTTGTAATTAAAGCTAATTTTTCAGTTCCTGCTGCTGATAGTAAATCTTGTTGATTTAATGTTGTTTCTGCTCCAGGAATTGGTACTTGTGAATATTTACCTCTAATGTATCCTAATATTTCTTTACATACAGCTAGTGTGTAATCAAATATCCAACTTCTACCTATAGAATTTATTTGGCAATAATCAGGATTGCAATAATTTACATTTGAAACATTAGTTACATTATATTGCCCTTTAGGATATTTTGATATGGGATTATTCCTTTCAGATAATTTTATATATTGTATATTTAAATGCCCACTACGTTGAGGTATTGGAAATATTCTTAAGTTATTATTAATTAATTCAAATGAAAATTGTGATCTTCTAACTGTATCACTCATTTCTATTGCTTGAATTTTTGCAATGTCAAAATTAAGAGGCATTAATAAAAAATTAGTTGCAGGAGAATAATTTCCCCATCCAAAAGAATCCATCATATTCATTATTCCTGTACCTGTACCAGCATAAGGATCAAAAAATTTAACAATTGCTGGGGTTGCTTCAAAAAATACTCTTTTTACTTCAATAAAATCCTTATTATCTAATCCTAAAGAAGCTGATGCCCATGTTTTTAAATTATAATCTTGTTGGCCAGCTGTAACAGGAATAGATCCTGAATACCAAGTTGTATTACCCCCAGTACCTGCTTCTTCTCCATATTGTTCTGAATATCTTACTACACTAGCAAAATTAGGAGTTATTAATTCATGATTTAAATTAGATGCTGTTGGTGATCCTTCTATAGATAAATAGTTTTCCCTTACTTTATATGCATATAATTCATTACCATAAGTAGTTACTGCATCTTCAAATGCAGCATAAAAATTTAAATCTTGTAGTTCAACATCCATTATAGGATAACCTAATCTTCTTGCAACATATGTTACTACTTTATCAGCATCTGTTTGGAAATCAAATTGATTATCATAAAATCCAAAAGGTGTATCTCCAGGAAAAAAAGATGATGAACCAGGATAAATTGGGATTACAGCCATAATTATAATTTTATTATAAATATAGAAAAAAGTCGTCTAATCAACAATAATTTCAATACAATAATAATCTTTTCTATCAAAATATTTATAATTCATATTTTTAGTAGGAGGGTTAACATTAACTTTTGTAACTGTTAATTTACTGTTAGTATCTTTAAATTGATTTTTAATTATATGTTTTGGGGTTGGAGTATAATAAGTTATTATTCCTTTAGATTTTAAATAATTTTTAGCTATAGGAATAAAATTATGATAATTTTTATCTTCCCAAGTATCATGCATTATACCATCATATTTTTTATTTGGAATACTATTAAACCAATCACCTTTTATAGGAATTACATTAGGTTTATCTTTAGCCCATTCTAATAATCTATCAAAAACTTGATCATGTATTTCAATTATAGTATGAGATTTAATATTGGTTTGTTGTATAAAATCAGAGCATATCCCCATTCCAAATCCTATTTCTAATATATCTCCTCCATTTTTAGTTACAATTCTAGCATGTTCTTCCATAATAGGAGTTTCCCAATCCATCATTACTTCATGGTTTCTTTCATCTAGAATTTTGTCTTTTAAAAAAGTATACATTAACAAGTAGCAAAATCTGATATTATTCCTTCACCACTACATTTAAATCTATACTTAGTTCTACCAGAATAATATACAAAATAATTAGTTGCTCCCCCAAATGGAAAAAAGAATACATCATCATTAAAAATTACATTTCCATCAGCAAATGAACCAGGTGAATATACTTCATGAGGATATGTTGTTCCTATTTCATTACAAGCATCTGTTGCTGTACTTACCCCTTCTAAATCTTCATTAAATGCATAAATTGTATAAGAATTTGCTGCAAGAGAATCAACATCATTAGTCATTATCATATTTGCTTCATCTTTATCACTTGCATCTGTATCTTGATAACCTTGAACTTCTACATTACATAGAAAAAAATCACCAGCATTAGCTGATGTTCCCGTTCCTGAACCATTTCCAAAATAAGCTGAAGATAAGTAAGGTTCTGTTGTATTGTTACCACTAAAAGGTAGTGCTTCTTGAAAAGTCCCCCCAGAATTAAATCTCATTATTACATCACCATAATTAGGATATTCTTGGGCAGATCCAGACCAACCTGCTTTTACAAAAGCATTCCAAGCTGCACCTCCTCCACTTACACACATTCTACCATGAGCAGTTGCTGATGTAAATGATGTCATTTCTGTTCCATTACCATCACCTTGTGATTCAGCTGCAAATATAGTTCCAGCTCTAACAGCTCCTGCAAAGGATGAATTATACACAACAGATGCTTCTCCACTAAAATAATTTCCTCCTGTTATTGTAGAAACACCATCAGAAGTAAAAGTATTTCCATTACCCGTGCCTAAGGAGCCTATGATTGTTGTAGATTGATTATCAACATCTCGGCCTAATATATCATCACCTCCCCCTGAATCTAATCTTGCACATTCTGCGTTATTTACTGAAAAAGTATGACCATTTGAAGAAAACCAACCATATAAATTTTCTTGTGACATAGGATACATCATAACAACATCAGACGATGGATAATCTCCACGAACACAACAAGTTAAACCACTTGTTTGGATGTAATAATTTCCTTGAGTAGCTGTTGGTCCAAATGCAACATAAGATCCTGCACTTATAGTTCCTGAACCTGCATTAGTCATAGAAGTAACATTAGCATCGGATGTTGAAGTACGTAATATAATATATGAAGTACTATTATCAGGATCTAAATTAAAAATATGAAAAGTTATAGTTCGTCTGTCTATTCTTGTAGCAAACATATAACCCATATACCCCCCATAAGCTCCTTGAACACCTGGGTTGCCACTATTATAAAAAACAAAAGGTTTATCACCAGATATTCTATCTCCAACTACTAATGAATTTAAAGATAAAGTACCTCGTGCTGAAGTAATTGTTCCTGCTGATGAACCATTTTTATAAATTGTTGTTGTACCACTTTTAAAACTTCTAGCTACATAATTTCCATTGTAACTACAAAAATAAATATTACTATTAGCATCTACACCTAAAGGAGATTGAAGAGTTCTAAAATGACCTGTAGCAAGATTATTTTCAGAATATGAATTATCTAAACCCCATAAACTATTTAATTCATAATTACCAGTTGTTGCAATATTTGGAAGTGCTGCTTCTGCTCCTATAGTATTAAATACATCTTCCATTCCATAATTATTAGCTACGGTAACTGAACCTCTAGTTAAAATTAAAGAACTTACTGAAGCTGAAGTTAAAGATACTGCAGCCATAATTATTTATTTTCTAAATTTTTAATTTTAATATTAAGTTCTTTAACAGCTTCAATTAATACAGCTACTAATCTATCGTATCTAACCGCTTTATAACCATTAGCTCTTGTATCAACTAATTCTGGGAATATAGCTTCTATTTCTTGTGCTATAACACCTACATCATGTCCTTTATTAGCATGTATAGCTTGTGTTTTATTAGCTTCAAATTCTAACCAATCAAATTCAACACCATTCATCATTATTACTTTATCTAAAGCGTTTGGTATTGGTAATATATTAGTTTTTAATCTTTTATCTGATGTTGCATATGCAATTACATCATTTGCAGCTCTAATTAAACCATCTGTACTATTTGTTCCAGCTGATGATCCAACATTTAATCTTTGAGCAGTTACTAATCCTGTACCCGTAGTAAAAGTAAATTCAGCTGATGCTCCTGCAGCTCCACTGTTATTAAAAATAACTTCAGTATTTGAACCTGCTACGGGGCCAATAGTACCTTGAGTACCTTGGTTACCTGTTGTACCTGTTGTACCAATAGTACCTTGTTTTCCTTGAGTACCCTGGTTACCTGTTGTACCTGTTGTACCTATAGTACCTTGTTTACCTTGAGTACCCTGATTACCTGTTGTACCTGTTCCACCTAGTTTACCTTGAGTACCCTGAATACCTTGAATACCTGTATCTCCTAATGCTCCTGTAATACCTTGTAAACCAATAGTACCTTGTTTTCCTTGAGTTCCTTGTCTTCCTTGAGTTCCTTGTCTCCCTTGAGTACCCTGATTACCTGTTATACCTTGTTTTCCTTGAATACCTTGTAAACCAATAGTACCTTGTTTTCCTTGAGTTCCTTGTCTTCCTTGTCTTCCTTGAGTACCTTGATTA